ACAAGGGTAAATATCACTCTTGTCTTTTCTTACTGAATTATGAGTAAAGATTCCGTTTTCCCCTCGCAAAGCTCTTTTGTCTATATCAAATATAGTAGAATAGTAAGTGCGAGGTATCTTATATTGGTCACATAAGTAGACTAGCAGTTGTCGAGTAGACTCTATTTGTGCATCTGTATAAGCCTGCCAATAAATATGTCCCTTGTATTTAATTGGTAGTTCGGTTACCTGCGTATAATCTACTTTGCCACCAACATAGTTGTAGTAGTAGCCATTTCTTTTTGTAAGTGGCCCATAGTTACAAATTTCAATAGCTACCGATATTTTATCTAGACTCTTGTATGGTACTCCTGACTCAGTAAACACTTCCTGCTTAAGTCCTAAGTGATACGCCCAATTTTTAGAGCTAAAACATTGCACGATTGTACCATTACTATCTATGATAAACGCTGTCGCTACCTTGCCCTCTTGACTGTTAAAGAATTTAGCCACATTAACAGCTGATGGCCCACCTGCAGTATGATGCAAATAGATTTGTTTTTTGTCAGTAATCTCGTCAACAAATTGGTCTTTAGATAGACGGTGTTGAACTATCTTGGTTATGTCTAATTCCATTTAAATCTTGTTTAATTTCTTTAGAGCGTTGTAGTAATTGCTTAAAAGCTGACCATATGTCGATGCCTTTTACGGCTTTTATGTTCTCATTAATGGAGATGACCTCTATACTACAAAGTACTAGAGATAGAATTTTTGTGAGCATTAAAGGTATACTGAAAAAAACTAGAATTATATCGTTGAGTATCCAATAATCTATAAGATAAAATCCAATTACTGCCACCTCATATAAAAACAATTTTGATACAATTGCCGAAAGCTTTCGTGATGTAATAGGTATTCCTAGTTTTTTAGCTTTCCAAATACCTGTTAGCGTATCTACAATAATCGCAAAACCAATTAAAAATAATATACCGGATATAGGTAAAAAGAAAGCACCTATAACGGCTAATAGTTGAACCATTGATTGTTTAATTGAAGTTAATAAGATAGCTAATTGCATTCTCATAAGATAAGTATAGCGTTATTGTATCCGTTCTCTAAGAAATTACCACATAAACCTGTGCAAGTAAGTTGATAAGGTGTAATACAATTACAATGGTTAAACATTGGTCGTAAATCAGTATCAGTATTAGTAGCTGAAATAAAAATAGGAAATAGATTCTTGTTAGTTAGTAGCCATCTTATAAGCCTTTGTTCAAAGAATGATGCCTTTTGAGCGTAGTGTTCCATTCCAAAAGCTACCTCGTTCCTAGATACACTAGCAGAATAGTCTCCGTTTTGTGTTTGCAAACCTTTGTTCTTAAGTTGATAAGTTAAGCCAAAGACAGCATCTTCTGCACTTCTCCAAGCAATAACAGGCTGAATAAATTCAACTAAATCTATTTCGTCAGGAGTTAAGGTTTGAGCATTGTATGCCGTTAACATATGATTGTAAAAAGTAGTACCTAGTATTGGTTGTATTCTTAGAGCAGCTTGAGTAGCGATGTATGGAGTAACATCTGTTACGTCTACGTTAGCAGTTATAGGAGTGTTTACCTTTAAGTAAGTTTCAGTGATAAAATATAACATTATAGTGTAGGTGTTATAGGGGTTATTTCAATTGGGGGCAAATCTGCTAAAGCTCGTATCTCGTTTGGTGTCATATTATCTAAAATTTTCTGAGCTACTGTAGGGTGCATAGCGCTTATTAAGTTATTAATTCTAGAAGCGTCACCTTCAAGTTCTACGATTGAATCATCTATTATCTGAAAGTTATTTATTGTAAATTCAGCAGGTATCTTAGAGATTGTTAGTAACTCGTTGAAAATATGTTGAACGCAACTTCTAAGTTCCATTACTACATTCTTCTCAAAGATGACATACGCCTGCTTAATATCTGCACCACCACCTAAGCTACCGGTAGTACGTACTCCCATTAATATTGGGTCAATCGTATGTGCAAAACATATTTGTTCCGTGTTAAGCTGTGAAGCTTCCTGAAACAAACTGTCATTGCCATTAGTTGGCATTGCTTCTATTTTAGGAAGTTGCTCAGCAGAATTGGCAAAAAAGGCAACAGCTTTTCCTGCGTTGGCTGCTCCTTTCATTCGGTCTATGGTTTCTTTAATCATATGCTTTTCTTCTTCGCTTTGTGGTCTTTTTGGGAACATCATAGCAAAGCTAGGAAAAACACTATTTTGAATATTAGACTTAGCAAAGTACGAAAGCTCTCCACTCAAAAATGCAAAATTTAGACAAGAACTGTATTGAGGCAAACTATAAAAATCTTGACCCAAAGACTTAATTTCGTAACAATATAGTTGTTCGTAATCTGAACAAGAAACGTGATAAGGTTTAATACTTGTAATTTCTATATTGGTAGACCAATCATCACATAAGTAATACATCTCTTTAAATCTAGATATCCTTACTTTTTCAGGTGATATGTTTTCAATCTTGATAAGTTTTTTATTATTGTCAAAGCATAACTTGAAATATATTCTATTGTGTACAATAAGTTGTTTTGTAACTGCCTTAACTATGTGCTTAAGTTTCGTTTTTCTCTCAAACATATACAAATCTAATTTTTCAGGAGTTGTTAACTTATCAGTAGCTAAAGTAAATCCACCACCTATAACTGCATTTGTTTTATAGTCAACAATCGCACCGTGCAAAGGACTAGCGTAATACATTTGGTTAAGGAGTTCAGGATATAAATTGTCATTTCCAAAACGAACCCACATATTAGTTGAGTATCTACCATTGACATAAGGTAGTGTCAAATTACCTTTGCCTACAGGTAAGAATGGAGTTGAGAAAGATTGATAACCCTCAAGCGTTTCCATCGTTTTATTTTCTTTCTTAAAAAAGTTGTACCAAGCCATAATTTAGTCGTATATTGAAGTTCCTACCGGCCCACTAACTACCATTCGACCTTCTTCTATCACTACTCCTGTTGATTGTGCAATGGTTAAAGGTAAAACGTATGGTACTGAGCTTTGATAAATCTGATATGTAAATTGCCCTTGCTTTAATGGAATGTCTATCGGCTCATTTAAGACAAAAAGATTGTATCTTTCGGGCCATAAGCTTGTGTCAGCAGTTGTAAATAATTTAGTACTGCTAGTAGTATTCATCTCATTGGTAAAAGCAAAAAGATAATGGGGAGTAGGTACAGTTGTGACCTCTGTTAAAGTTAAAACTATTTGATTTACTACGCCCTGCTCAATGTATATCATACCTATATTATATCTTTACTTTCAAATGTTTATAAATAAAAAAAGCCCCACAATTGTAGGGCTGATTTTAAGCGTTTTATTCGTATTAAGAAATACCAATAGCAGATAATGCAGCAGGTAGCATATTGACCTCATAGGCCAAGTATTCATTTTCAGAAACGAGTGTAACTTGGTATTTAGAACCATCGGCACGAGCTTGGCCGGAGCCTTCAGCAACAGCTGTTACTTGTAAATATGGGAAGTACCAATAAATACCATTAGCATCTAAAATTACTGCAGTTAAATACTGCTGTCCTGAACCAAGAATTTTGATAGCTCTAGACTTATCTGCTTCTCTTCGTTGGAACATTAAGTTAATAGTCGCAGTAACAAATGAACTACCATTGATTAAATCAATTGCAGCATCTTCAGTGTAGCTAGATGTATTTCTACGAATATATAAATTTTCAAACAATACAGGCGGAGCTTGTAAAGTGATAGCTGTGATAGACCATCCGGCAACGGCAGATGGGTCTACAGGTGTGATAGATGCGATTTCATCTTGTTGGTTTATCCATATTCCGTAGATACCACCACTATTTGAATCGCAACTCTTTAAAATCGCCTCTAAGGCTTGACAAGTTGGCATAATTTTTTAGTTTTATATAAAGGGAGTTGCCTCCCTCTATGAGTGAATATTAAGAATAATTAAGAATAGAAAACGATGTCTTTACCATTTACATAGTCAAAGCCAATTTTCATATTCGCACGAGTACGGATATAAGGCTCAGCTACTGTATCAGATAAGTTTACAGCTCTCAAGTCAGATGGGTCACCTTCACCGTCAAAAAGATAAACGAGATTGTCTTTTAGCGTCATTACAAAAGTGTTGTTTGACATACCCGGACAAAGAACAATCTTAATTCCTAAGTAAGTTAAAGCTAAATCTTGAGTAATAAAAGCTTGAGTGTTACCTGCAGCCACACCTCGACGATAAATGTTTACCAATTGTGTCGGTAAATAGAAACGTAAATCAGCTGTTCTAGATGCGATAGAAGCAGGTACTAAAGCGTAAGCAGCATCTAATTTAGTTAATAAAGTAGCAAAGGTAAGAATTGCACCTGTACCACCATTGATAACTGTATCAGTTGGAGCAGTTAAACCTGCAGTAAGAGCTACCTCATAACCATCACATAAAGAAAGTGGGCCACTTGGTAAAGAAGAATCACCTTGCCATCTCAAAGTCTCGATTGAGCCATTGATAGAGTTCGCCATCTCAGACCAATAAAAAGACATAAAAGATGCAACAGAGAAATCTCCGTTTGAACCTGCTGCCATTTGCAAAGAAACGAATGACTGCTCTAGGTCAAATTGGCAAATCTGAGCCATACTAGACAAAGCACATACCGACATTTTTTTAGCGGTTAGCTCATCAGTTGGCGCAGTAAAAGCACAAGTTGAAGGCTGTAAAATATCTCCAAAAGATACTGTGCCAATTTTTACCTCGAATTTTACACCCGGAAGTGTGCGAAAGTTGTCAACGATGTCACTTGAACCCAAGTAAGCTTGAGCGTAAAAGCTCTCTGCATTTGGTGTAAGGGTTGCCCCTGCACCATTGTTTAAATCAAATCTTAATTTTCTCATTTTGTTTGTTTTTATTTGTTTGTGTTAAATTTATTAAAGTTACTTAATCTTTGCTGTACACTCAATGCTACAGCCTCCTCCATTACCACTTCTTCTTCTGTTTCTACTACAAGTGATTCTTCTAGTTGATTTTTTAAATCAGCTATCATAGCAACTAATGCGTCAACTTGTTCTGTAATTAATGGGCGAACTATTTCTAGTATAGCTTCAGCATCCATTGCAGGGTCAACAGCCATTGTTTCCTCTTCTACCACTTCCTCCTCTTCTACTACAGTATCAGCTAGTTCAGCCTCAACTACTTCTTTTTCTCTAATTTCGGTAATTTCACCACCAACAACAACGTAGATTTTGCCGTCAATTAAGTGTTCACCATCCGGTAATTTATTCATATTATTTAGTTTTAATTGTGTTTCTTCTTTTAACTTCATTCCTAGATAGCCTTCGATTGAAAAACCAACTTGACCATCTGCTACCAATTGAGCGTAGTATTCTTTATCAGTTACTTGTGCCGTTACCATTAGTGTTCCTTCAGGTACTTCTATTCCAAAACTTGAGTATGCTTTGTCCTCTTTAGGAGTGTCTACAATCCAAGCTTCTAAAATATATGCCGGTACTGTCTTTTCAGTGTCGTGTTCTAAATTGAATAAATCTTTGTTACTCATATCCTTCATAAATTTGGAATGAATCTTTTCGATTTCTTCTATCGTAAACTTTACGTAATACTCCTTTCCATCTTCGTCATCTTTACGATAAATCTCCATAGGTATGAGGGCAGGCGCAACTATTCGATATTTTATGTCATCGGTAAAAATCATTGGTTTAGCCTGAGAATTGAAAGCTAGGCCCATCACTCTTATGGCAGGAGTTGATGTGAAGGCGATTTGTTCAATGCCTAAATCTTCTCCATTTTCAGAGTATTCGGGGTCAATCGTAATTTTATAAACAGGTAAATTATCTTTTGCCATACCTATATTATATTTATTTATATATTTGTAAAAAAATAAAAACTATGATAACTATTTTAGGAAAAGAAATTCCAAACCAACTTGACGAATTGACAATAGACCAATTTGAAGTAATAACAGAGCTAAGCAACAATAAGGAGCTTGATGCTGTAGATAGGCATCTGCAGATTTTTGGTAGCTTAGGCTTAGCTGAAAGTGAGTTTTACGATGTCGATGTGGCTGACTTTATCGAGTATACAAATCAGTTCAACACTATACCTGAGATTGAGTACCCTACGATTTCTCAAATTGAATTAGCAGGTTACAACTATACTGCAGAACTTAAGATGACAGTTCGAGACACTAAGCTAATTGAAAAGATAGCCATATCGAAACCAAAAGGATACATATCAGATATACTAGCAATTTTCTTTAAAAGAGATGACCTTACACCTGCAGAACATTACGCTGAAGCCCACTTAAAATTAAAAGCTAAATTAATTAAGGAACTTAAGGCTAACATAGCTATCCCTTATTTACTCTTCATTACTAACAAGCTAATCAAACAAGTAGATAAAGTAGAAGATGTACTTGCCGAAGAAGTGGAGTGAAATAACGCTTGAACAGTTTATTGAGATAAATGAGATAGACAAAAGTCAAGGAGCTAATAGCTATAATAGTGAGATGATTTCTATCGTTACTGATATGAGCTATGAAGAAGTAGATGAGTTAGACCTAGATGATATGGTAAAAATGATTGCTGATATGAAGTGGTCAAATACAGAACCATCGAAACAATATAAGCATAATCTTCTAGGAATGAAAGTTAAGCCTTTTAGTAAACTTTGCTTATATGAGTATATAGACCTTGATTATTATTTTACCAATAATTACATAACTAACTTAGATAAGATTTGTGCTATCCTTTACAGGCAAACTAAGGTAAATGAGTGGGGTGAAGAAATAATTGAGCCATATGATTACGATTGTACTATTAGAGCAGATAAATTTTTAGACCTTCCAATTACAGAAGTATATGGTATTATTAATGAGTTCTTAAAGTTTCGTGACAACTTTCTAAATACATATAAAAATTTATTTAATGGCGAAGAGTTATCGGAATTATCAGAAGAAGAGAAAGAAGAACTTACAACTGAAGAATTGAAAGAGGAGGAGGATATTAAGAAAGAATCAAAATGGAGTTGGGAGCGTATGATATACGGCCTGTGTAATAATGATTTGACTAAATCTGAAGCAATCGGAGCATTACCACTTACTTATGTGTTCAATATGTTGGGAATGAAAAAAGAATTAGACATCTAAACAATAAAACACAAATACGTTTAAAATGCATTTTAAAGCGATTTAAGCAACTTTAATACTTTGGCGATAGATTATACATAAATATAAAGATAATGGAAAACTCAATAAACATAAGGCTTTTAGAGAGTGTAAATTTACAATTTAATAATTTATAAAAAGTAGAATTATACATCTAGAGGATAGCCATCAACCCACGTTGCAGGAGCTTCTATCGGAAAGAATGAATATACGATAGCCTTTTGACCTTCATAAATTTTAGCAATGTCCATTATAGGATATTTTTGCGTAAGCCATTCAGTGTATTGTTGATATATTTCAGTAGTAATACCTGCAGCATCTAGTTCTTGTGTGAATTGTCTGACCAAATCATAAGGTTCTATTACCCCACCATTCCATAAAGTAGCACCATTGTTAAGATACATAAAGTAATACATCGCTATTATTTCAATTTCTATGTTACCTAATGCAGGTACTTTAGCATTTATCCTTATACTATCTACAAGTGTACCTTCTTGAAATAGACCATTTGACATAATTATTCTTTTTAATATGGCTGCCATTCTTCTTCTAGTAGGATAGAGAACATTGAAAGTTGCAGATACAGGATAATTCGCCATTAGTAAATCATTAAATTAAGTCTTGTAATTGTTCCATCGTCTAGTAAAGTTGAGCATTGTATTGCTGCAATAAGGTAGTAAGGTGTAGCAAGTACATAAGCCACATTAGTCATAGCACCGCTAGATGCATCTGTAGAAATGGGGTTAGTTGGTAGATAACATTGAAGTGAACTATTAGTAATGTAGAAATCTCTAGATACTCTTTGCATAAGTCCTGAGCCTGTCATATTTTGACCTTGAGCTATTTGAGTAGCACCCACTAAACTATTAATCGTGTTAATGTAGAATCTTACGTTAGTTGTACCTGCGCCTCCTACCTTACGAACTTGTGACCTAAGCTGTAGTACTTGAGTAGGTACTAAGGTATTAGCAGGTATAAGGATAGATGCACTAATGGTATTGGTGGTAGAATTGTTTACTAATGTTCCGGTAGCATTTCCTACTGTAGTGTAAGGACTTGCACCTGCTATAACAATATCACCACTGCCTAGCAATGATGTTGAATTAATGGTCTTTATGTTTGTTCCACTTACTAGCGTGTCTTGCTTAGCATTTAATGCACTTTGCAAATCAGTTTGAGCAGGTAGTAAACCTGTGATACTTCCCCAAGTTGCAGTGCCACCACTAGCAGCTGCGATAATCTGAGCGCCTGTAATAGTATTATTTACTTCTACACCTCCAATTATAGAAGTGCAATCAAGCAAATCTGTTGGCTGTAAATCTCCGATATGTGCAGGAGCTGTTAATCTCCAATTTCCCCACCAACCCATAGTTAATTAGTTATGTTTTGCCATTCTTGTAATACATCTTTTGAATTTCTACGCCCTCCTAATGTTGTTACTATATCCTCTAGATAATTTAAAGAGTTATCAGCATCACCTCCTTGAGCTAGTAAAATATCATACATTAGACATAGTGAGCGGTTAGTATTAACACCATAGTAATCAGCTATGCCAATTAGTAGGCTAGTATTATCATATCCTGTTACGCCTAGATTATCTGCTATTTGTTGTAGTGTGTTCGCCATAACTATATTAGTTTAGTATTGTGATTTGTTTAGATTGGCACAGCGCAATCAGTCCAATCATTGACAGTTAGTGTAATACTCATCTGATATCCTGCAGCATAATCAAGCAAATCATTATTTAAAGGTGTGAACACAGGTACACTTACAACATCAAAAGAATAATCATTACTATCCATATAATAGATATATAAATCATTTAATATTTGCTGTGTATCACTTAAGATAGTTATAATATTGGTTCTATCTTTTTGAATAATGTCGTAACAATAGATATCGAAGGTAAACTCAGTTGTGTTCTCAGTTGGGATAACTCCACTAGGTACAATATAAACGAGGGGATACTTTTCATCTTGAGTAGCAAAGTTATAAAGTTGCTCTTTAAAATCAGTTCCTACCTTAAAGACTTGCTTATGAGCTGTGTAAAATGCAATGATGTGGTTTGTTATTGCTTGGAGGCTGTTCATAGTTCGGCGTTTTTATTAATCAAATTTATTTTATTTTGTACGTTTGTTATTTGTGTCTCACTTACTACAGCTGTTACTGTCATATTTCCTTCATTTGAGTTATCTCCGCCTGCATTCATAGTGCTTGCATTGTTTGATGAACCAAAGAGTTGAGCTGCTTGAGGTAAAACTGTAGCAGCCGAAGTTCCTCCTGTATCACCACCACCACCTCCGCCACCACCACCACCTGCACTAGGAGCTGTACCGGGTGAAGAAAGTATTTGTTTTGCTTTAGCTACGTTGGTAGCAATTTGAATAATGCCGGCTGCAAATTGAGCAATACCTGCACCTCCACCTGTCACAGCATTAAATGGGTTCATATTAGCAGCCGCCACCAAAGAAGAGATAGCCTTAGCCGTGTCTATACCTATTTGAATTAAAGCACTTGCCTTGTTGAATTTTTCTAATTTCTTTTGGTCTTTGATAAGCATACCACCTAAGTTGGTAAGTCCATCTACTGTGTCTTTAGCAAAAGCTAGTTTAGAATCTCTGACTTGTTTTTCTTTTTCTATTCTAGCAATAGCAGCATCATTCTCAACTTTTTCAATATCTGCTTTATGCTTATTTTCCAATGCTAGCAAAGTCTCAGCGTTACCATTAGCAAGTTCCTGCTCTTTTAGATACTGAGCTTCAATGGCTAATATTTTCCGTTGGTCATCAGTTAATCCTAATTCATTGAGTGAGTTCAATAGAGCCTGTTGGTCAGCTATCTTTTTATCTCCTCTAGCTTTTGTGGTAGCTGCATCTGCTTTTGCTAACTCATCTTGAATTTCAATAAATAGTGCAGAGTCTGCCCCATATTTTTCTTTGGCTGCATTAATAGATTGGTTATAGGCTACCTTTTGCTGTTCTGCTATCTTAGCCTCACCCTCAACCATATTGGCTATCTTCAATGCATTGAGTGCCTGATAGGCTTCGTTTTCTTTTTTCTTTGCAGCCTCAGTCATTTTATCCTTTTCCTGAGTTTCTGCTAAATTGAATGCCTTTAGCAATGCTGCTTTTTCAATATCATTCTTGGTAGCATCTTTAAGTAAGTCAGCTCGTAGCCTTTCGTACTTTTCTTTAAGTAACTCCCCTTCTCTTACAGCATCATCTTTTATCGCAGCTATCCTTAAGTCTTCAATTTGTCTCTCAGCATTTAATCTATTAGTATCAAAAGTTTTTTGGTCTGCTATCCTCTTATCATTAAGAGTCTTCCAAACAGCCCTAGCATTATCTGCTACCTTCTTTGCATTATCTGCTACCTTCTTTTCATTGGCTGCATACATCACCTCCCTTGCATTATCGGCACCCCTAATGATTTCATTCTCTTCTGTAAGCTTATCCCTTAATTTTTGTTTCTCTTCTTCAGCAGCTGTACCTACCATATGGGCCATTGAGTCCAATGTTGCCTGAGCAGCAGCCTTTCTTACTTCTGCTTCAGCTTCAAGTTCTTTTGATTTTCGTATCTCTAAGACAACAGTATCTTTTCCTGCAGCTCTAGCCATAGCTATCTCTTGGTCATAATACTGAGATATTTGCTCAGTTCTTTTTTTACTAGCCTCAGTGCTTTTTTCAGCAGCTGCTTTAACTCTTTCAGCATTGTCATCGGCAGCAAATGAAGTCAAACCTAACCAATCAGTAAGTTTCTTAAAGCCTTCAATTAAAAGTTTTACAGCTTCTACAAGTATGTATATTCCGAAAAAAGCAATTTTCAAGGCTGTACCAAATTTTCCTAGTTTATCTTCCCAAACCGTGAAAGCTAAAACTATAGCTACTATCACCACGACTAACAAAAATATAGGGTTAGTTAGCAATTGTAATCCCATCTTAAGAAACTGAGCTCCTAACTTTCCTACAGCACTTGTAAGTAAACCTAAGCCCTTGGTTAAATCAGATACTTTGAATTTACTAACAGTACCTGTAAAAGCAGTTACCTGAGTGGCTGCCTTACTAAAGTCCAAGTTCATCAAGCTATCCTTAATGCCACTTACTTGATTTCCTACCTGTTGAATTGTAGAGCCTGTACTAAAGTTCTTAATTGTTTTATTAGTGTCCTTTAACTTCTGATTAAGCTCACCTGCTCTAGAGGATAATCTTTCAATCTCAGCCGGGTCAGTAGCAGTTACTAATTCATTTTTAATCTGCTTAAGCTCAGCCTTCATCTCGCCAAGACCTACTAATTTTATAGGGATTGTTACCTCGTTCATTTTATATGTAATATTTAATTTCTATTGTTGTGTTTATAAGATAACCATCAATGTAACCTGTACCTATTTGAGAGGTGGTTATATATACTTCATTAGATGCACCTAGATAAGTTGTAGATACTATTCCATCGTAGAAAACATTATTAATCATAATAGTAAAAAATGGGACTATAATATCGCCTATGTTATACCCATCTAAATATCCTACGTACTCACCTACGTTTGAGCGTGTCCAAGTGATACCACCTATTGTATCATTAATCACTTGAGCAATTGGGTCAGCTACACCAAATTGAGAAATGGTAGCAGTATAAACTAAAGGAGTAATACCTACCGGAACTCCGTTAAAAGTTGAAGCTCTTATGTTGTCACCTGCCAATTCGTTTTCACTTACTATGTATCCATCACCTACAACTACTGACCTCGTTCCCCCTACTATTATGTTTCCTCTCCCCATTACCTGAGCATTGGCTTGATTGCCAAATACATTAGTGGTAATCATTCGAGTCGTGTTTACGTTGCTCATCGCAAACATCTGCATAGCTCCAATTGCTGCAGGAGGATTAGGTATGATAGGCCCACTTGGCCCCATAAATGGTGAGAAGTTAATCTCGTTGTCAATACTAATTAATTCTACTTTTGTAAGCTTGTTTGAATTAGCATCATAGTCGATTACCTTGTTAATATTCCACCACGAGTTGTCTATTCTTATCTTATCATTTAACTTCATTGCTTGTATGTCAGGCTCTTTCAAGTTAAACATAGCAGTAAGCATCTTACCATTATTGATTTGTCCCATTGTACGCCTCCAATATCTATTGTATAGATTATTGTCAGTTAAGCTAGATGGTTGATAATAGTAGAAATCACATATAGCATAGTTAATGTCAAACGTGGGAGTAAGTGGGTCATCGAAGTGACCAACTAAAGGATAGTTTGTTAAGTTGATTTGACCAACACTTCCGATATCATAGATGTAAAATTGGCCACACGTTGCTAATGGTTGACCTACAGTAGTCTTATCGTATAAAATACGTATGTTAGTCTCAGGTGCTGCACCTGATATCATTGGAACGAAAGCTCCAAAGACTGTTTTAATCACAGGAGTAGGTGAGAATAATAATTTTTTCGTGTTTACCTCTTTAACAAATTCATTATCAAAAATTACTTCTGCTTGTCCATAAATATTACTTGTCGCATTTGTGTAAATAGTGTTTGGGTTATCCTTGTCATCTGCATATGTAAGAATTATTTTCTTACTTGTCAGTTCAGGTAAAAACGATAGTTCTTGCTCTTGGTCTTTTGCTAGCTTGTATGTCCAATCAACCTCTGTACCGGCATCGTAGAAAGCATCTCGATGGATTAAGTTAATCTTATTTGGCTGAGTGTTGTCAATTGTAGCATAAAGATTATACATATTGAAGATAGACTTAATGAAGTCACTCTGCTTTATCTTTTTTGGAACGTAATCGTTCACATCTATCGTGCCACCTATGGTATATATTGTAGAAGATGGTACTATGCTTAGTTGTATATTAGTAATGACAGCTTGTATAACTAACTGACCGGATGCAGGTGTAGGCCCTGATGGTGATATTCTTCTCCACCCTCTTACCGAACTTGTGTTGTTAGTTGTTATTAACGTATGCTGAGATACATTTATACCTAAAGTGCCTGTATTAGCTGTAGTAAGTGAAGCACCACTTAATGGTATATTAGTTTGAACAGTTTGATTTAAAATATTAGTTGTTCCTACAGGTATAGTTAAAGGACATTGCACAGCGTTACCTGCATTTGTATAACCTGCAGGAGGTAAGCCATTTACATATAAATTACTAAAAGCAATATTTTGACCTGCTACTTGAACTCCTATCATCGGTTTATAGAATACAGATGCAGCTACACCTCCAACATTGCCATATAAAGTACCACCTGAACTATTAACTAGATTAAGTTGATAAGTTATAGTAACGCTATAGTCATAGTATTGAGCATTTAACGCACTAATATTGAAAGGTAATGAGTATACACCTGTTGCAGGAGTAAATATGTTTTGAGGGTCTTCTAACTCAGTCCATCCGGTAATGTTTATCTTAGTAGCAGGTGTAAAACTAGTAGCTATTTGTGCTATATTAGAGAATCCTGCCCAATTGACAGCTCCATTGATTGTAGTGGAAGTTGTCTTTTCTGCCTTGACTAAATAATCAGCATAGTCAAAGTTATCTACCCCTCCATTGTAAGGTATGAATAACTTTTCAAATCTATCATAGCCCATAGATGGCCAATCGTAGGTAAACCCTGCGTCTTGAAAGATTCTATCAAAGTACACCTTAGCAAAGATTGCAGGCTTAAATTCTTGAGTGTTATAGATAGCGTCATCTGATGCAGGTAAGAAATACTTGAAGCCATCTACCACTGTGTTACTAAATCTATTAACCACATTAAGAGCATTATACGTGTGGTTGAAGTCACTAAAATCTATATCCGTTAATTCTTTGTTCGTGATGGCTGTAAAAAAATCTGCCTTTGAGTCTTTAATTAACACCTCGTATGTAACGTGTTCCTCGTAACCATCTGTGAGCTGAGTCTTTAGTATAGAAGTCAACTGCAAAGAACAATCTTCCATTACAGGTATTCCATCTTGAATTACAGTACAAGTAGTTATAGCGTTTATGTTAAACGTACCCTCAATGATATTTACATCGTAGTAATGGTTAAGCAAGTTGTTGTTATTCTTGCTACCGGTAAGCGTGATAGTCTTTGAAAAGTTTCCCTTACGTTGGCTAATATCTCTTATATCCCCTACTTGAAAATTCAAGGGAAAGGCTGTACCTTCTTTGACATCTAGAAAACCTGTTGATAGTTGTATCTTAACCATTTACTATATTGTTATTTGCTAACTTGATTGTAATGTTTTGCTTGATTAGATTCTTGTTCCTTTGGTTGTATACTTGATAGTCGCTAGTCATAATATTACAGCTAATGTATGGAGTACTTTCCGGTAGCTCACAATCTAGCGAGTAGTCGCTTTGCTTTACAAAAGTCACAGGCGACGAGATAAGCTCAGTAAAATAGTTAGCCGTTTCGATGTTCATAAAGTTAGTCGCTAAGTCTATAGTTGTGCTTGTGCTTACATAAGTGTTTGTCATTCCTCTATCAGTAAGTTCATAATCCCATTGATTTGACCCATTGATATATCCTTTAACATCTTGGTTGAATTGCTCTCGTGTTACGTTACCTTTTTCGTAGCTGTTAAGTGTGAATGCAAAGCTACCCCACGAACCCATCCTATCAAGGAATAAGATAGAGTACTCTGTTGTTCTTATTCTTCTATCTAAATAAAAATAGTATCTTCTAGAAGATTGTACACCATTCCTAAGATAGCTTACGTTGTACCATTCGGTTGTTGGTTTAATCATAGGTAAAGCTCCTGAAACAACAGACAACAAGCCATAGTTATTTGGCCCTGCACTTATTCCACTAACGTGGTCTGCAGCTGTTACGTTCTTTTCAAATACATCACCATCGCTAGTAACAATGTATAAAGTATCCGGTGGAGTAGGTGAACTATTAGCTATAGCGTTAAGCCATATATCTTGTGACAAGGTAGCGTAAAAGTTATTAGGCGGAAGCGTAGTAAGGAATCTATCAAAGATACCATTTAACATATAATCTTGATAATTATAGCTAGGCCATTCGCTCCATCTTATAGCTCCGTTAAAGACATACCTGTTTAACACTAAAGCCATATTACGAGTGACAGTCTTACGACCATCTGCATAAGTGATAGCACCATCTACGTTTGGGTTACCTATCAAAGTCCATAAACTATTTACTACTATATACAATGGGTTTGCTACTAGCACCGTGAATAACCCTTCTAAGTTTGGATTCGCAGAGCCACCAACTCCTTGAGTGATTTGAATTTGGTCACCAACTATAAAAGTATTGGCTACGTTTATCTGTACTCTTCCGTTGTACGGAGCAGGTATATATTGGGTTAATGCAAATGTATAAAGAGTGGTAGTAAGATATTCCTCGCCAACCTTTACATCATATTTATAATGGCTGTTAGGTGCGTTATATACCGTGGTGTTTGTTAAATTCAAATCATAGCTGACCTTTGCTTGTAGTAACTTCGATAAGTCTATCTCGCCAAAGCCTGTAGCATATGTAGGCATAACTCTATACTCAGCTATTTTGTTAGCTGTACCACTTTGATATATGTCATAGATAAACTTGAAACCTTGAAGAGCTACATTGCTTGAGCTATAGATGTACTTGACAGGGTTATATGCCGGAACGATTACTTGAGGTGTTGCTTGTGCTACTAGTGCCATTTAAATGTCTTTACCTATATTAGTTTATTTCGTGTTCGTGTTTTTGAACTCATTCATAGCTATCATATAAGCTTGGTCAAGTAAGGCTAAATGTTGTTGCATACGTTCAGGTCTATTGAATACTATCCTCACTTGCTTACCGGTCTTATGATGTATGAAGGCTTGCACCACTTGTATTTTATGGAGTATATCAGAATGCATAGTAAGAGTCGTCAGTATAATACTCTTGTCTTATGTGAGTAGTTGCATAGCGGATAGCATCCATTGCATCGTCGAATAACTTGACCGGTTCGTCAGTTATGAAATCGGCTATCTTTTTCCATTTGTAGTTTTCATACTCTCTTTTAAGTGCCTTATCTTCTTGACATATTACACCGAAAGTCTTAACATTGTCTATTCCTTTCTTCACTACCTTGTTAGCGTTTTGCACATCGTACCCGGCTATATTCATCTCTTGGATAATTTCGGGTCTTGAGTAGTCAGCTAAGATGGTAACTGTTTGCTCTATGCCTAGACTGCCTAGCTTTTCGATTAGCATAGTGGTAGTTAAGTAACTCTCGTATATGACAGGCTCAATGTATATGTCATTGTCACAATAGTAAACTCGCATAAGAGCAGTTGGATGGTTATACCCAAAATCAATTCCGTATACGTACTTGACGAACCTAGCAGGTCTATGAGTAACGAATGACCAATTGCTATATATGTTACTCTTGCTTGTTGCTTTTTCTCCTAATGCATAGATTTGGTATAAAGCCTCGTCAGTACGCTTGAGGTCTTCTATTTGTAGCTTAATGCTTTCCGGTAAGAATGGATTGTCCCTATACGTTGATTTGATTAATATGCTTTCGTCTTTTGGTAGCTCGTATAACCAAGAGGAAGAATCACTAGGATTGTAATCAAAGATGAGCTTGTCCTCTGTTCGCATATTTAATTGAGTATAGTCATCGAAAAATAATTCGTTTGCCTCATTGCACCACGCTATGTCCCTCTTTCTACCTCTTATCTTTTGCTCATCATCCACACTAAAAAATTCAATCATTGACCCATTAGCAAAGGTGTAGATGTGTTCGCTCTTGTTGTGAGCTTCTTGCTTGTATAGTCCAATGTCTTTGAGTATCTCTATGAAGTCACGGAGTACTGTGGCTCTCAATGCCGGAAACGTCTTACGTATTACGCTGACTACCTTATTGTTATTTTGAAGGCAATATATTATCATTAACTGACAAAGCGAATAAGTCTTAGAGCTTCTAGAGCCACCCTCGTTTATGATAAAGCGTTTGTCTCCCGAGATAGCGTCATAGTTTTTCTCGAAGATGACGGTGCTTTTAATTTCCATTTATTCAGTAGGCTTGACAATTGTCACAGTGATAGCGTTAATCTTTTCGTTGTCGCTTGTTACGTCTGTTTGTTCTTTGAGTGCGTTCAATCGTTGGGTTATCGATGGGTTATATTGTCCAACCATTCCGCCTGTGATTTGGTCGTTTCTGATTTCCTTCTTAATGTGCGAACAGACTGTCTTGTATTCGGAATATCTGCCCTCGGTATTATCGAAATAGTTATGTACGTCTGAGTAGTTATTAAAACAAAATATCTCAAAGCCTTCATTTGTTAAAGGCACTCTTAGAGGTTCTGCTATCATCTCTGCTGTCTTTTGAGAGAGTACGTACTTTGTTCTAGGGTTAGCTAGAGTATAAGCCTTGTACTCTTCAAAGATTTGCATTAACTTCTCAGGTGTCTCTATTAACTTTACTCTAGGCATCTTTATCTTTTTTCGTGTTTTCGACGCCTGTGTATTTTACTTTTGGTGTTGCTTCCTCAAATAAATATCCAAGACCAATCGAGGTATAATACTTGTGGTCTTTAGCTGTTTCCTCTGTTACTGTGAACGAGGTCTCAAAATTTCCGTTGTAGGTAGTAATATACTTTCCTAGGTATTCATTCTTTGTCTTCATATTGTAGTAAAATTAAAAAAGTGTAATAAAATGCAATCCATAAACCTGCAGCTCTTGAAGCCCATACATAATCTAAAGTGAATAAAGCTAAGCCACAGCTCAATGCAGTAAGTAATGACAAGATACTAATAAATTGACTCGCTTTCATACCTATATTGTAATTCGTTTAAATTTTGTTTTAAGTCTTTGATGAGATAGTACGCTGAGGTGTGGGTTATTCCAAAATAAGTAGCCAATGACCTTGAAGTAATATACCCCTTGTCGATGTAAGCCTCGAAAACTATTCTTTGTACGTTATCTTTAAGGCTTAACCGGTAGATTTCAAGTAGTCCCTTTTGAAAAGAATAGTTCCTGTCTTCTTTTATCTTATCGTTTAGCTCATCGCCATCTATTCTATCCGGTGAGTTGTCTATAATGGATGTTATTCTATCGTCTTTATGGCTCTTTGATGTACTCCATAAGATTTGATATTTAATTGTATTTAACAGGTACGCCTTTACCTTGTCCTCGTCACTTGTATTATCGTTAATGGTAAGAACGTGCAGGTAAGAATTGTTTATGACGGTATCAGCGTCTAGATATAACCCCATCTTAGATAGAAAATAAGCCGTGTAAGCTCTTACCTCAGGATAAGCCCTACTAATGTAATTGTCTAAGAGCCTTTTCATACCAAATCATAAAATCTTTATACCATATCCTTCGTCTTACTGACGCACAAAAGCATTCTCTTGGCTGTATACCATCATACTTTGTTCGTATTCGAAATAACTTAACGCAGGAATGCTTAGAGTATCTAATAGTATCAGACAATCCTTCTATCTCTGCGATTAAATCTATTTCAGCCTGTTCAAACATTCATCTAGTATATAAGCAATAAGTGAGGCTTGACAAGCCAAAATAAAATCAAAGGTAAAAAGTAATGTTAACCAAAAAGCAACACATTTTATACAGCCCAATGCTGAGTGTATATGTATGGCTATTGTGTTAGTAGGTCTATACTTAAAAAAGTAATCAAAAGTTGCTTGAAGAGGTTCAAAATTAACGAACCACCAAGCTAATGGTATAAGTGCGAGTAATATCATACGTCAAATGTACTAAAATAAATTACAATCGTAAATTTTTATTCGATAAATGTATTTGTCTAGCTTCTTGGCTGTCTCTAAGCTCACATCTTTACCTTGTAGAAATCTATCTATATTGTACTGATGGAACTTCTCACCTCTTCCCTGTATCTCTTTGACTATTTGATTTCGTGTTCGTGTTTTCAAAGCCTCAAGTAGATACTCTCTCAAGCTATGGTCATTTATTAACATAGGTCTAGGTTTATTTCATTATCTGCTAAAATTTCAAAGAACTTTTCTCTTATTCGTTCAATCATTTCAAACTCATTTTCTTTTAGCTCCTCGTATTTCCAAATGGCTCTAAGCTCTGCCTTTACTTCAATTAGTGCGTGCCACATTTTAATTGATTTAATTGCACAATCATATTCAAATTGGTCATCCGGTAAATTGTACTCGATTGTTGCTTTCATTATTTTAGTTAATTGTGGTGATTAATACTTAATTTACATACTTATCGCAAAAAAATACTTAAAAAGGTAAATCGTTATCGCTGTCATCTACCATTATTGGAGATTCTTTTAAATGAGATTCACCTTGAGCTGAGTTAATTTGCCACCCTTCAATAGTGTTAAAATACTTTATCTCTCCTGTTGGACTCTTCCATTCACGACCTCGTAGATTAATACTCACTTCTACTAGTTCGCCTATGTTGTTTTGGCTTATTAGTTCCGTTTTATCTTGTGTAAATTGGATTGATATGTACTGAGGATATTTCTCATCAGTTAATATTACGACATCTTTACTTTTAAACTTGTCGCTTACTTGTTTTACTTGTCCCACAAAGTGGATTTTACCTGTTACTTTCATTTTTATTTGTTTTTAATTGTTAATATATACATTATTGTACACCACCACCCCCACACTATCGCAGGAGCTAGTAAAATTGATAGTAGTATTATCATAGTTTTTGTATTAAGTCATTGTAATAATCTCGACATTGTTCGATTCGTGTTTTGATATCTTCTATTATCTTTTCGTCTTTTGCTATTTTAAACGTTTTTACTCGCTTTTCTTTTGGTATATGTCCAAATGTATGTTTAGCTTGTACAAACGCCCGTAAATCTAAACTTTCTTCAATCAAACTTGCCTTCCAATGCTCTCTTCTTATTTCGTCTTCAACTATTTGTAAAGGAGTGTCAATCAAACAATAGCACAAAAGACTTTCTTCTTTACCTGTCAACCACATATATCCGTGCATTTGATAAAGATAATCTTTATTTTTTAGTTCAGTATCAAAAAATGGAAAAGTAGTAGCGTCCCAACTAGATTTCACATCGAGTAGAATTTCATTTGTGTTTACGTCAGGCGTTCCTGTTATCCAATCATTAGTAAAGTGTTCTTCGTTTTTATAAATGAATCCTAAATCTAGCACATCATTACACAAAGCAATTGATAAATCTTCTACCTCATTGCCTTTGTCGGTGTAACGTGAGCTAAACTCTTTTCGTATGTCGTAAACTTCCTCGATAGCTAACTCGTGTAAGTACGTTTTTGTAGTTTGACTTAAAACCTCTCCCTTAGATTTGGGAGAGGTCATTATCTTGCCTATGGCTGAACATCTTATCTTCATTGTGCTATGTTTTTAAGTTGCTCAGGTGTTAACTCAAAGGTTTTTAGTAGCTCTTCTTTAGTATACTCGTTCTCGCTAATTGCTTTAAGAGCTTTAGCTAGTCGCTTGTCATCAATAGCAACTTTCTTTGATTCGTTTTTTACTTCAACTTTGATTTGCTCTCCACCTGCATCTGTATCCTTGTCGCTCACTATGCCCAAAATCGAACTAATGCAGTAACGACGCAAGTAAGAAATCGCTGACCCAAGCACTTGAAAGTCATTCATACCTTTTAATTGTACACCCTGTGGAATAGCTGTTTTACTTTCAATTGTTTCACCTGTTTCAACGTGAAATACTATGGTGACTAATTCAGTCCCATTGATTAGTTGAGTAAATCCAAGGCCGTGCTTTTTTAGCAATGGGTTAATTACTTCAAAAATCTTTGGTAGGTCGGCATATGTGTAACCATATCCTTGTGTTGCTTTGTGAATTGTAGGAACTTCCTGTTGAAATTCCGCTAGGCTTTTAAATAAATGTTTCATTGGTTAGTTTTTAATTGGTTAATAATTATCGTCAAATATAATACTTTATTTTAATATAGAACTATTTTTTTTATTTTTTTATTTCTTTTAATGTTGATTGTTTCTCATAGTACGCCATTAGTTCAATATCATTTGTGGATTGGTCTCGTGGTTTCCTGCCTCCTATCTTAATTTTACCTTCTATTTGTTCTAACCTTCCGTATATGATTCCGTCATAGCAGTCCCAAATAATAAGAGGGTTAATTTTCTTGTCAACTAGCTTAACTAACTTTCGACAAGCAATGGGTAAAGGATAAGCATCTAAGATAGTTCTATTCCTGCCTTTAACTTCTGCATAAGCAATTAATTTTTCGTCTTTATATAGGCTAAAATCAATATCGTTTTCATTTAGCTTTTCAAATGTAATACCAAATGTATCGCAAAATAAATCAATACAATTTAATTCTCTATCTAAATCTTTGTTTGTTTCAAATCTCATATTCTTTCGTTTTTTGTTTGTATGTTTCGATTATCTCTTTTAACTCTTCTCTTGTGTATTTTTTTTCTTGATGAGCTTTCGCTTGTAGTTCTATAAGTTTTTCTGCTCCTATTCTTTTTTGTATACCTATTTGATAATTTAACAAGTTGCCGTGCAGGTATTGGTTGCAGTAAACACATTGTCCGTGTACGTTGTCCTCATTGTATGTAATTACTTTGTGACCACCACTGCTGTAATAATGGCCGGCATCAAACTTTTTGCCTAGTGGAGCTTCACAAGAGATACACTCTTTGTTTCTATCTCTATTCCGTATAAATGAATTAAAGTATACTTGTGCTAGTTTTTGAAGCTCTTGAACTGTTTGAAGCTTATCTTTCATTTCTTTCTTTTTTTTAATCCATTGCTTGTCTTGTTGACTTTTTATCCAAATTTGAACACATTCCTTTTCTAGACAATACTTTTGATTAAAATTTACGGGTGTAAATGGTTCTTTGCAATTCTTACATTTTTTCATATTAAAATAAACTTATTTGATTTTGTGCAACATCTTTCCAAGCATCAGCATTAAATTTTAAGATTGATAAATCTTCTTTGCTTTCTTCTCCGATATATTTATAGCTTTTTGTTATGCTTTCTTTTCTTAATTTAAGACCATTATCTTTTCCATCTAGAATTAATTTTTCATTGGTCTTTTTTATTTGAGCAATGTTATTATTTTCCATTACTAATTTCCAATTAATTATATTATTTATCATACCATTAAACAATGCAGGGTTTGATGTTTTTATATACAATACTTTACCAATTGATTTATACATTGCTCCAAAATAATTCAATAATTTTATTCCTAGTGAAAGACCTTGATAATCAGGTAAGATTACAAATCTACTTATTCTAAAAGCATCTTTTACTGTACCACTAGGCATTGGTAAAATAGCTATAAAACCTAGTGGCTTGTCATTTAAAGTAAACGAAAAGCATTTAGCAGCTGCATTTAACTCTTGACTTAGATAATGATGTTGTTTGAATATATTCCAAGCTGCATATCTACATCGAAATATCGAAAGGTTAATGGTTGGTCGGCTGTGCCTTCGACATTCGTGTCTTTCAACACGTCCTTTAAGTGGTGAATAAGTCCAATCAGGCAACAACCATTCCATAATATCAAAATGACACGAAGCCAATACGATTTTCTTGTTGTAACGTCTTATGTATTTTTGAAGTGCAAAACTCATTGACTTAGCCACATCTCTATCTACAACTGAGGTATACTCATCAATTAATACAACTTCATTCTCTTGAGCTTTACCTATCTTATACGCTAGTTCTGCTCGATATTGTTCTCCATTACTTAAAGTATGAAAAGGTCTTAACCAAGTAGGTACACTGCTCAAACCAATCGAGCTTAATAAAGATGTTGCTTCTTGAGGTTCTAACCAATCAAAATTTGATATCAATGCCTTTTCACTATCGAACTCTATAGATTTTAAAACTCCAAATTGTTTTAGTAAAGTTGTTTTACCTGTACCACTACCTCCGTATATCACTCCTATATTCCAATCAAAGTTTTTGCAATCACCAAAGTTCATATTTATATCAACTGATGTTTCATCTTTGTTTTGAATATCAAATGCTTCGAAAATATATTCCGTGTATTTATCATTTAATATTTTGTTTCTTAATTTAATTTGTTTCATTTTGTTAGTTTTTAAAAATTATTTGTTTTAAGTTCATTGTTCAATTGTTTTATCTCACATTTTAATTCCAAATTTAATCTTTCAAGTCTATAAGCACTTTGTGAAAATTCTCTAGCTTGTTTCTCTAAAATCAAAAAAGTTGTCAATACTTCGCTTAACTCGTTTTCTGTTTCTAGCATAGAATTAATTAAGTCTTTTCTATGTTCGTTTTTCTCTTCGATTTCCTCTCTACTTGCTTTAAGCTTGAGCAATGTCTTATGTAAAATTACTCTAGATTTTAATAGTTCTAGTTCCATTATTGTTTTTTTAAGTTATAAATTTATAAGCTCTACACCCTTGATATTTATTGAGTTTTTCATTATCTTTATATTTATGTATAATCTATCGTTAATATATTAAAGTTCGTTATATCGCTTTAAAATGCATTTTAAACGTATTTGTGTTTTTGCTATAAATTTATTATTTGTTTACTTGCATATGCCTTTTCGTATACATTTGGCGATGGGTTACTTTGTTCAAAATAGCTCAATCTCTCTTTGTCAAACCATATTTCTATCATTCCAATATTACCATTACTTCGTGGCTTTATTTTATTAAAATGTATTTCTGCTAGATTAAAAGTTGGGTCTTGTCTATGAACTGTAATCATACATTTACCACTATTAAACCACTCACTACCACCCTTCAAGTCATATGGCACAGGAGCGTTTCGTTTTCCGTTTTCCTTTTCAGTTAATTTTGGGTGTATAATCGTATGCAAGTGCAAATCATTATTTTCTGCTATTTGATTTCTATATGGTAAAACATACTCAAGATATTGAGCATAACCTCCATAGTCATTGTAAGGGTGATTTAAATCCTTCCAACTATCAATAGATGCAGTATGAAGCTCTTGATTTTTTTTAATTTCTACTGCCATATCCCAAAATTGAACCGGTGTTAATTTAGCTTTTACATCTTTTTTAGTCAAAATTTTAAAGTGATTTAAAACCCAATCAATTGCTTGAGTAATTTCTCTATCTTGAATAACGTTTCTATCTAGTGGATTAAAGCTTTTGCCTGTCTTTTTATTAATCAAGTCAGCTACAATCTCAACATTAGAACCAACATCAGGAAAATAAACTAAATGTTTCCATCCGTAAAACTTAGAAGTATTCATTAAACACTCCATTAATACTTGAGTCTTTCCACTCATCGGAAAACCTGTCCAATCGGTGCAATTTCCCAAGCTCATTGAGTAATGTTCGTGTAACTTTGCAAAACCTAGATACTTTCCTTTTTGATTATAATTATCACGATATCTGAACAGTTCGGTAATAACATCACCGGCTTCTGTAATCTTGAATCCATTTAACTCCACGGTGCTTTCCATTTATTAGGTTCGTTTACTTCTTTAATTTCAATTGGTTTTTCCCAAGTTCGTACACAAGCTTTCCAATCTATCATTTTATTCTTACCAACCATCCATCCTTTAGATGAGTAGAAATTTAAAAATTTGTTTACATCAACTCCGTTTTTTCGTTCTATACAATACTCAAGAATATCACTATAAGTAGGTTCAATAAATATACTTCTATCATTCTTTTCTTTCTTTACATTCTTGTTAGTGGTCGTTTGTTGGTCGCTCGTTGGTCGCTCGTTGGTCGTTAGTTGATATTTTTCATAGTTAACTAACTCAATTATAGTACCTTGTGAACTTGTTTTAATGGTCACTTCGTTGGTCGATTTTAGCTTGTCTAAAGATGTTCGTATTTGTCTAATACTTAACCCGGTTTCTAGTGATAAAATATCCCTTGATGTAACTATTGTGCCAACTTTTAACTCCATTCCTCTATATCTTTTTTCTTTGTGATTTGCTTTAAGTAGCAAGTGTAACATAACACGAAAAGTATTTGTATCTGAGTACCATTCCCATTCTAAAATCTGTCTATGTATTTTTATCCATCCGCTCATAATCTTAATTTTTATAAACATTGTTTTGTAAACGCTTTTTAATTTTAGCCAAATCGTGGTAGTTTTTTCCTTCCATTATGTCATCTATTAAATTGCGCTCTTTTATTTTAATTGTTTTGTTATTAAATTCCTCAAATAAATCAATCGTATCTATTAGGTACATTTCGTCTTTTACTCTTTCAAACAATGCAGCCTGTGTAATTCCGTGAATAATAGTAGCGTGATTCATATTGAAGAGTTCAGCAATTTCACGGAGAATATAATTATTTTTTCGCAGGTAAGAAAATATGAACCATCTCCTGTGTACTTTAGTTGGTTTCTTTGTTCGTTCTCGCAAATTTTCTATTTCAATTATTTCGTGTATTCGTTTAATCAAGGTTTCCATATGTATAAGTAATTATTAGTAAATAAATGTATTCGATTAGTTTTTTCATATTGTTTCAACTTTTAATATTAATTTTCTTTGCATTGCCATACGCATTATGGCGTGGTCGCGGTCAAGCGCTTTCAAAACACGATAACCGATTGTTTTTTTAGTGCAGTTAGTGTCTAAATAAAACACGTATGTAATTTTATAATGTCTCATTACTATTTGGTATTTCGTTAAATTCTTGTTCGCTTAAATAATCTAAGTAAAGGTTTAAATTGAAGCTCCCGCCTTTGTCGCCTTCAACGCTTTGTTCACGCCACCATTGCATCTTCCGTTTAAGGCTAAAGGTTGTTTGTGTAAATGTGTTTTCAGTTGTTTCCATATTTATATATTTTCAGGGTTATTATAAAACCAATCTTCTACAAGTTGGGTTGTCTCTTCTAGCTCTCGGCTAGTTAAGGGAGTAAATATGATATAATTTTTACCTCTTTGGTAGCTATCAACTAGCAATGCCTCATAAACGCCTTCCTCAACGAAGTAACATCTAAACTCAGCAGTGTATACGATACCCCCATCTTCAGAGGCCCACCATACGTTAAGGTAGCCTTTTTTTACGTAATCTATCTCGTAACTCATAACGCACAGGATATATACATTGCTATTAAAAAGAGTGTCAAGGCAGCTAAGCCTTTTATTATTTCAATAATTTTCATCTAGTCCTAGTTTTTCGATTAATATTAAAAGCGTTACATATTTTGTTTGTAGTCGTTGAGTCGCAGGGTCAGTGTGTCCGAACGCACCGGCCATTTGATTATACTCATCTCTCAACTCTATTGAATAAAGGAGGATAGTAGCTGTCATTTGTTCTGTTGTCATAGCTCAGTTATTATAAAGGTGGTTAAATCATTGTGGCTTGTTACTGCCATTAATTTGTATGCGTAATCCATAGCATCTTTTAGGTCTACTGCTGTTACAATACTTGTCCATAATTCGTTTTGATTTTCGTCTTGAAATTCAATCCTGTAATCTTTTGTTGTGTTTTTCATTGGTTAGTTTTTAATTGGTTAATAAATAATTAATATGCACCCCCACGTGTGCGTGATTTTTCATTTAATTTTTTTTGAAGCCATAAACTCAAGTGCATTTCGCCCGTTAATTCATCAAAACTTACAATTGCGCTTTTTGGTATCCAACCATTGCCCCCACCTAATTCAATTGCCTTGTCGGTTACTCTTGATATTTTTGATTTTAACGAAATCATTGGTATATCGAATTTTGTACCTTCTTTTAATGCTTGAATTTTGTCTTCTAATGTTTTCATTTTTTTTAGTTTTTAATTGGTTAGTAAATAATTATATACAAATATAAAGACTATTTTCATAACTGCAAATATTTTAACAATTATTTTTAACTAATTAACAAAGTTTTTTATAAAACACTTGTGTCTATTACGTTTTAACAATAAAAAAAAATGTAATTTATAATGATTATAAATAAGGAATAAGGATAAAATATGAACATAATAAAAGCTTATGTATAGAAAACGCAATAATTTGAACATAATAAAATAAGGAAATAGCCTGAAAAAATTGCAAAAAAATCAGGATATAGCCTGAAAAAACCTTAAATATACTTCTCAAAAAATAGTTATTATGTTAGATATATCATACATTATGTCATTATTCTAGCTATAATGTTGGTTAAAACTAACTTTATAGTGTAAAATTCTACAAAGATTTGTGACAAGAATGTCAAGTTTATTACATAAAAAACTAGACAAAAAAAACCCTTGCTAAACTAACCAAAGATGCAAGGGTTTCACTAACCAATAAACTTGTCGCTAAATTAAGAAATATTTTTCTTTATTATTCTATACTTTACCCAATCTTGATAAGTTTTATTATTGACCTTGAAATATTTATTACAAGGGTTACATACTAGCCAATGATGGATTGTACCTGCTGAGGTCGTGACCTTCTTATTATATCGTACATTGTTAGTGCTACATTGAGGACATTCGTATTTATCTCCACCTGTTAATACTGCGTAATTAACTTTAGATTGTGTGTAAGTGTTGAGCTTATCAAAGACAGCCTGTAAGACGTTAACATCCATCTTACAATATGCTACCATTTTAGCCATCGCTTCCGGTGATTTTTTAAATACGATGTCTTTCCACAAGTCTAATCCTCCTGTATCCATCTTTTTACCTACTCCTAAAAACTTGGCGATATAGTCAAGTTTATTAGAGTTAAAGTTAAAGTATCTTTTAGCCTCTTTAAGAGTGTCAATTGTATTATGTATTGGAGGCATTGGTAAATCGTGAAAGATGCATCTAGTTCTAAGCCATTTCATATCAAACCTATCACCATTGTGAGCTACAATTTCGTTTGCTTGTGCCATAACCTTTAAGAACTTCTTTAGCATTGCTTTATCAGACTGCTTACTATCCCATTCTAAGCTATGTACTTCGTCTTCACCTTCCCATTTATAGCAGATGCATATAATGGCTCTTTCGTGAATGATGTCACCGGGGTTGATGGTTAGATTATAACCACTTCGCCAAAATATTCCAACATTAAAACTAGTTTCTATGTCGAAAAACAATCTTTTTCTTATCATTAAAAAGGTAGATATAGTTTAAGGAGTAGTTTAGTGATAAAAGATAGAAGTACTCCTATAATGAAGCCCCAAACTAGGAGTATCCAATTAGTTTTTGATTTTTGCTTTTTTTCAGTCTTGTAAATATACTTGTATTTAAGTACATCTTGTTTAAGCACCTTAGTCTTATAACGATATTCTATCCTAGTTTGAAATCTCGTTTTTGGCAAATAAACATTCTTAAAAAAAATAACCGAGTCCTTAGTCGTAACTACTTTTTCCCAAACAATTGTATCGTTTACTATTATAGGAATTGAATCTATTGTTGTAATTCTTATCGTGTCGCTATCCTGAATCAATTTTAAGCCGTGTTTAAGAGCTTTTTTGTAGTGGTATTGTGCCTTGCGTTCACTTGAGCAATTAAAGAGCGTTAAAACGCTTAAAAAGACTATTAGTTTTTTCATAAGTTTTGTAACATTTGTATCATTCTAGGACAAGGGTAAATATCACTCTTGTCTTTTCTTACTGAATTATGAGTAAAGATTCCGTTTTCCCCTCGCAAAGCTCTTTTGTCTATATCAAATATAGTAGAATAGTAAGTGCGAGGTATCTTATA